AAATAATTCTTTAGCTTTTTGTTCATCTTCATTAATAAGATGTTCGAGCATCTGCTCAAATTTTGAACGGTCAGTCATTTTTAAATCTCCTATAGATTGTGAGCTGTCAGTAATATTTACATATTATGACGAAATATGTGTTATAATGGCATGATTCTAGGCATTTTTACTCCAAGACAACATGACTTCACGTAAATTGTCATAAGTTACGTGTCTAAAGTTTGGATAATGCCATTGTGGATCATAAAATTTATTTTCCACTATTCGAAAGTATTTAGTTTTTTTATTTTCTTTTATCACTGTCTCTGTTTGTCTAGTCCAGTTACCGTAAAATGTTGCTGGCTCTTCAGATCGTTTGTAGTTGGGAGTATTTGCATAAACATTGTTTAAAAGTCCAGTGGGACTTTCATAATCAAATCCAAATATATAAATTTCATCAGCTTGATGTTGTGTAGCAAGATTCAGTGCAGTTGGTCCAGAACTCCATCCTAAACTAGGATTAAAAAACTTAAATCCAGTAAAATCTTTATATCTACTATTGGGGTTTGTCCATACTTCATGATCCATTTGATAGTTAGATCCTGCAATTTCCACTATCATTTTTGGGTCCACTGCTATTAGGTAGTCAGGTGCGTACTCCCTATAAACTGCATTACAGGCGTAGATTTTACCGTATGGTTTTACTTGATCAAATGTTATATTGAGGCGGCTCTTGCCATTGCCAAACACAAAACTGCGCATAAACTCTCCTAAAAGTAATTATCTTTTAGTGAGTTAGGCGGCTGCTGGCTCTGGAGTTGATCCGTACATTTCGTGTACAAACTCCAATTCTTCTTCTTGCTCTAGGATATGTGCTTCTGATGCTTTGCGTAATTCATTAACTTGACCCAATGTCAATCTAGTTTTACGTGTGTCACTACGCTTTAATTCTTCTATATCTCGTGCTGAATTGAAACGAAAGTCGTTGCTGACTCGTTGCGTTTCAGGATCCAAATAAAATAATTCTCTCAGTATCATAAGTTTATTTATCAAGCCGCTGGTGCGGCACCAGCCGCTGGTGTAACGCCTACACCTGTATCAGTTCCTGGAGGAACAGCTCCTTCAGGTGGTGCAATATCTTCAGGTGCTGTTGTGTCGCCCAGTTCCAAATCGCTATCAATGCCAGCGGCACTAATACCAACACTGCGTAATTCACCACTTGCATCAGTACCTGTAATAGTTGCTGTGCCTTTTTCTTCACGCCATAAGCGTTCGTTTTCCGCCAATTCTTCGTCTGTAATGCCAAGAAAACGTTTCATAGCAAAGCGTTTGCTTATGTAAGGTATAGCTTGAAGTGTGTTAAATGTGTTTATTCTTTGTCCATCAACCTCTGCTTGACGGTATGCGGCAAAGTTTTGTGGTGGTTGGAATTTGATTTCAAACAGTGTAGAATCAATGTTTACACCGCGTTCGTGCAAGTATCTTTTGAATTCTTCGTCAAAAGTGCCTTGTAATAAACTTTGCAAACGCATACAATAGTTGTTAAAACGCAACTCTTGAATGTATGCTGTGCCCACACGACCGTCATTGTATTGTGCTTGACTGTCGTCTGCACCAGTTGGCAAGTAGCTACTAGGTATACGTAGCGCACGGAACAACTTGTTTGTAAAGTATTTTAAATCGTCAATTTCACCCAAGTTTGTACCGCCTGGTAGAGTTTCAACTTTTGATCCACGACCACCTTCTGTCTGTGGGAAGAAGTAATCTTCGTTGATACTTAGGGGATTATAAGCTGAATCAATTACGTTTGCTCCACCACCTGTTTGGCTTGGAATACGTCTTTGATGTATCTCATTTTTAACACGTTCAACAAAACTCATGGCCAAATGGCTTGGCATGTTGCCCACGTCAATGTAAAATATTCTACGTTCTGGAGCACGTTGTATACGATATATTAGAATAGCATCTTCTAATAATTCTTTTTGTTTGTAAACTTTAAACACTTGCTCCAACAAGCTATTACCAAATGGATAGTTGTTGTCAAGTCCTTCACTTAGGCTTAGATGTATAACGTGTGCCGCGTCCACTGCCAGTTCGTTTTCACCAACTGAAAATCTATCACCAGTTTGTTGTGGGAACGCACCAGTCATGCCTCTTGCACCACCACCAGCAACGTAATTATTACCTCTGTTGTTGGTTTGTTGGCTGTTTGGTTGAATTTGTGTCATTACCAAATTATGAAAATTTGGTGCTAGATCTCTAATAACATACTGCTCGGGCTTTTTGCCTTCGCTTTCGTTAACAATAATTTTTACAACTTTAGCTGGATCAACATAAAACCATTTTTGAGTTTCTGGATCTCTAATAAAGAAAACATCACCGTACTTGAATGTATTTCTAACAACTCTAAAAAAGCGAGTTTCAAATATTTGTAGTTTGGCCCACTGCTGTAGGTATTCTCTAAGCACACGAATCTCTGTGCTAGTGGCTTTGCTTCTAAATGCCAAACTAAAACTAGTTTGATTTTCTTTGTTCTTTTGTGTGCAAAATTCTGCTAATATGTCCAAGGCAGCATTAATTTCTGGATCCATATCCATTGTGTCGTACTGCATATAGCGTTCAACACGATTTGGGCTACCAGTGTAGACATCAGGCAAGTAACTGCTGTAATTGGTCCGTGCCGGACCTGCCCTTGAAGAATTGGATAATGGGCTTACATTGCTTGATGCAGTATTAACTGCCACGGGCGTGAAATACTTTTTCCAAGACATTATGTGGCTCCGTGTACGTTGCCGCTCATGGCTTTGGTTGCTTTGACCTGCTGTCCAAGTTTGTTGTTTGTTTCGCTAGCCGCGGTGGCAATTTGTTTCATAGTAGTATTTAAGCTAGTTAACAATTTCGCCACGTCGTCTAGAGTAGCTGTTTTAGTTTCAATCCCAGCAGTTTTCTTATCTGCCGTTTTGGTTTCAGCTGTTGGAGAATACTCTTCTCCAGTTTCTTCATTGATCTTTTTACCAGGACTTGCTTGTTTTTCAGCGGCTTTAACTGCCGCTGGAATAGTTTGTGCTTGCGGTTTTGCCGAAATTTTTGGCATTCCATCTGGACCAATTGTTAGCTGATCCATAGTTGGCATTGTGAATTTTGATTTGTCAAATTTTGGTGCTACTGGTGTAGTGGGCGCAATAGTGTTAGCACTTTTTGCAATGGATGCATCTGGTTTAACTAGTGTGGCATCCATAGTTTTAGATAATTCAGCTAATTTTTCCTTAGCTTCCTTTTCTATATTAACTTGTTCAGTGCTAGCTAATTCTTGAACTGCCAACATTTCATTGTTAGATACTTTTAAAATATCTGCTTGTTCTTTTACAAATTTTTTAGTTTCTTCTACTTGCTCTGCTTTTGTTTCAGTTTCCCATCTAATGCCTTCTTCAATCTGTTTGTACAACGGTGCCTTTAGTGCTTTGTATTTTTCTTCAATAGCCTTGCCTTCGTCACTGTCACGCATTGTGGTACGTAGCTGTCTTGGACCAGCATCTGGTCCCAATTGTGCTTTGGTTTTTTCTAGTAGTGCTTGTCTTTCAGCGGCATACTGCTCTTTGACATTGGCCAATTCTTTAGATGCGGCTTTGCTGTCGTCGTTTTGTACACTTCTAGTTGTAGTGGATCCACTTGTTACACTACTGACAGAAGTTGAAATTTCTTTAGATAAACTGCTTAGACTAAATCCACCACCGTCGCTGCCTTTGGCGCTTCCAGGCATCATTCCACCAAGATTTTTTACAGCATCAGCAATACCTTCGGTCTTTGCACCTTCCATAAACTTCTTAGCCTGCTCAGGCGTAAGTACCATTTCACCTTTAGCAACTTTTCCAATAAAATCTTGTGGTTCAAAAACTTGCCCTGTTTTCCCCAAGGTGCCCTCGTCTCTAGTAGGCAATGCTTCTAACTTTATAACTTTCATAACATCTGCCGTAAAATTTGCAACTTTATCGGTAGCATTTCGTGCGCCTGTCACAACACTGCCAACACCTTTATCAATAGTGTCAATAGCAGTCAACACTCCTGGTGTTTTCTTTAAATTTTCTTCATATCTTGATCTAGTGCTAGTTGGAGCGTTACTTTCTCCGCCCGCTGCCGCTGATTTTACAAGTGCATTGGCATACCCTTCAGCAAGTTTTGTGGCAGATGCTCCAGGTTTAACACCTTGTGACATTTCGTTTGCCGCATTTTGCAGTTGTTTATTTGCTTCACCGGTCATTAATGGTGTTCGTATCACACGATTTGCCGCGGCATTCAAATCACCCAATCTATTCTGCACAGCAATCATTGCACTTGTTGCACCGTTACGTGCTTGTTGTTCGTCTTGAATTGCTTTCTTTTGTGCTCCTAATATCTTTGTTACCTCGCCCATTTCAATGCCCATGGCTTTTGCAGTTTTGGCAGCTCCTTGAAAAGCCGCATCGTTGGTTTCAATGTTTTTCTTCATGACATCGGCTGCTGGACCAACACCCGCTGCCGCAATCTGAAGTTGTGCCACGTTGGTTTGATTTTTTAAATTACCTTCTTTGGCTGATTCCATTGCAGACTGACTTGCTTCAATGTTACCTTTACTAAGAGCCTTTGCGCTGTTTGCAGTTTCTCTGGCTGCTTGACCTAACATACCCATCTGCATTGCGGCTTCTTGACTTCGTACAGTTCCAGTGGCAAACATTTCTTTAAATATTTGATCAGTGCCCATTGCCTGTGCTTGTGCTAATTGTTTTGCAAATCCTGCTCTAGCCTCTATTTCTTTATCTTTGCCTTCTGTCAATCCAATAAGACGCATCTTAGCTTCAATTTGTCCATCAGCTTTGGCTTTTTCTAAGCCAGCTTCTTGTTCTTTGCGTGTCTTGCCTGTTTGTTTGGCAATAAGATCCATCTCGTTAGCAAGGTCAGCAGCCGCGGCTGCTGTTTTAATTTGTCCAGCTACACTAGTATCTGTTGTTGATTTTTGAAATCCGATTTGTGTGGCCAGTACTTCATTAAGATCTTTACTGGTATAACCCATTTGACGAAGGTTTTCTGTAAGTCCGCTTTCAAAGAATGTTTTACTAAATTCTGTAAAGGCTTGTCCGCCTTTGGCAACACTGCCTCCAAGACCAGAAAAGTCCTTACCGCTTTTTTGTACAACTCCAGATAATTCATCCAATGTCATTCGACTATTAGCCGCTGACAGTTTCATTAAATCAATATTGTTGCTAAAACTGTTGCCGGTATTGCTTAATGTTTCAAAAACTTTGGTATTATTGCCAACTACTTCACCAAGTTTTTCAAAAGGAAGTTTTATTGCGTTAACACTGACGTCAATTCCCTTGCCAACAGCTCCAGCAGAGTTACCTGCGCCAATGCTTCCCATTTGCCCATCTTTGAATGCTTTCGTTAATCTCTCGTAGTCAATTTCTGCCATTATTTTATCCCAGAAAACTGCGT